CGAGCCAACGTGGGGACAGGTAGACGGAGAAATTGGGATATACGTCTGGTCACCTATACCAGTGCGCCCTAAAATATGCGTATACGCTATTTCTAAGAATGAAGCACATTTTATTCCTAGATTTTGTGAATCATCTAAAGAGGCTGACCTTGTTCTTATTGCAGATACAGGTTCAGACGATGGATTACCTGAAGAAGCTGCTAAGTATGGCGCACAAATACACCACATCTCTATTACACCTTGGCGATTTGATTTAGCCCGTAATGCTGCTCTGGCCCTTATTCCAAGGGATTATGATGTCTGCATCAGTCTAGACATTGATGAAGTTCTTCAACCCGGATGGCGGGAAGAGATAGAGCGCGTATGGATGTGGGGCAAAACAACCCGCCTACGGTATATGTTTGATTGGGGTGCGGGCATTGCATTCTATTATGAGAAAATCCACGCCAAACATGGCTATATGTGGCATCACCCATGCCATGAATACCCAGTTGCGGATGGCCGTATAACGGAAGTATGGGCGCAAACGGATATGCTTCTTGCGATTCACATGCCAGACCCAACCAAGAGCCGTGGTCAATATATGGACCTTTTAGAACTGTCTGTTAAAGAAGACCCTCGTTGTCCACGCAACGCCTTCTATTATGCCCGTGAACTTAGTTTCCATGCGCGTTGGAAGGAGAGCATTGAGGCATGTGAACGGTATCTTAAAATGCCTGAAGCAACGTGGGGTAATGAACGTTGCTATGCGTACCGTGTTATGGGGCGTTGCTACAACGAATCATTCGATCCGTTAAATGCTGAAAAGGCATTTCAGATGGCTGCATCGGAGGCTCCCAATACACGGGAACCTTGGTGCGAATTAGCCGCCCTTATGTATCGCCAGTCACGTTGGGAAGAGTGCTTTGCGTACTCAATGCGGACTCTGCGAATCACCGACCGCGCAATGGTCTATACCTGTGATCCGGAAGTATGGCGGTATCAGCCACATGATTATGCAAGCATAGCTGCATGGCATCTTGGGCTTACGGACATTTCAATAGAACAAGCCAAGTTGGCGCTCATGCATGAGCCTGATAATGCTCGCTTGCAAGCTAACTTAGATTTTGTTTTAGGAAAGAAGGCGGCATAATCATGGATATGCAGGGAATCATTAACTTAACCGGTTTGATTGTTATTGGTGTAATTGGTTTCCTGTATAAGGATAACGCTTATAAACTTCGTTCTTTGGAAGATAAAATTCATAGAAGTGAAGTTGACATGCCGACAAATTATGTCCGCAAAGACGAATTGTCGTCGCATTTGAACCGTATTGAGTCTATGCTAAATAAAATCTTTGAGCGTTTGGAACAGAAGGCAGATAAACCATGACAACTAATACCGGTCTTAATGAACCCACATACAACTCTACTGTTCCAACGTGGGATCAACCTTTAAACAATAACTCAACGATTTTGGAGGCAATCCTTAGCGGGACGACATCCGTTTCGTTAACGAATGCTAACGTTTATCTTACTGGCCCTTCTTCTACTCCAAACACAAACGCAACGGGCCAAACGCAATCATCTCGCATTTTGTTGCAGGGTACTCTTTCCGCCCCTGTTAGTGTTGTTTTCCCAGCTATTAGTGGTAACTGGATTGTAACTAATGCGACTTCTGGTTCGTATTCTGTAACCCTTACATGCGTTAGTAGTTCTTCAACCATTGCAATCCAACAAAATACAACAATAACTATCTATTCAGATGCGACAAACGGGTATTTTGATATTACCGATTCTTCCGTTACTTCTGTAGCGCGTGGTGGCACGGGTCTTTCGACATTAACCGCAAACAACGTAATCCTTGGCAACGGAACAAGTTCTGTTCAATTTGTCCCGCCAACACCGGCTGGCTATGTTCTTACTGCAAATGGAACTACATGGGTTGCGGCACAAAATAATGGGCCTACAGGTCCAACGGGCCCTCAAGGCAATATAGGTCCAACAGGCGCTGGTAATGGGCCTACAGGTCCAACGGGTACACAAGGTCCAACTGGTGCTTCTGGTGGTCCAACTGGCCCAACTGGTCCTACAGGAACTGGCCCAACTGGCCCAACCGGCCCTACTGGAGCGCCTTCAACGGTAGTTGGCCCCACTGGCATACAAGGCCCTACGGGCCCCACAGGCTTTGGTCCAACCGGCCCAACGGGAACTGGTGGCCCAACTGGCCCCTTTGGGCCTACTGGTGCTTCCGGTGGTCCGACAGGGCCAACTGGACCCCAAGGTAATACAGGGCCTACGGGCCCATCTAGCGGTCCTACGGGCATTGCGGGGCCTACGGGTTCTGTTGGTCCAACTGGCCCAACAGGAGCCGCATCAACGGTTGGCGGACCCACTGGTCCAACCGGACCTACTGGTCCTACGGGGCCCGCTGGAGCCAACTCTTCTATTGCTGGACCAACGGGTCCAACTGGCAATACAGGTCCCACTGGGTCATCTGGAACGTCTTCTGGTGCGTTAATCCGTGCGCCACAAATTAAAACCAGTGGGTCGTCTTACACAACTCCATCAAACGCTACTTCTATTTATGTAGAAGTTGTTGGCGGTGGCGCTGGCGGCTCCATAAATACCGGTTCTGGAGGCGGTGGCGGTGGTTATGCGGCCAAGTATTTTACAGGAATTTCTTCAACATCAGTGGCTACAACCGCGACGAGTGGTACAGGATCAACTGCAACGATTACATTTGCAGCACAATCTTCTGCGCCATCAGTAGGTACATTAGTAACAATAGCGGGAGTAACTCCTACTGGTTATAATGGAACTTATACAGTTACAGCATCCTCAACTACTTCCGTTTCATACGCTAACGCGACAACAGGTTCGCAAACAGTAGCTGGAACAATTAAAATTGGTACTACTTATGCATATGTCGTAGGTAGTGGAGGTAGCAACACTAGTTCTGGAGTAGCTTCTACATTTACTGTTGGCGCAACTGTTGTTAGAGGCGGTGGCGGTAGTTCGAATGGTGCAGGGGGCGTTGGCTCAAACGGAGATTTTAATTTTACCGGCGGCGGTGGCGGTGGCGGGCAAATTGCAAACGCTCCATATATTTCCGGAACTGGGGGGTCTTCATATTTTGGAGGCGGCGGCAGCGGGTTTATTAGCAATAGTTCTTTTAGTGATGGAGGCAATGGAACAGCTTATGGCGGCGGCGGTGGCGGAGGTGGTGGAACCACTGGTTACCAAGGTGTAATTCGTATCTGGGAATATACGTAATGCAATATACGTGGGAATTTCCTCAGTTTATTGTTGACCCAATTTATGATGGTTTACAAAACGTAGTAACCGCCATAAATTGGGTTTGCACGGGGAATGACGGGTATGTTTCATCATCTAATTCTGGTACAGTAAAACTTGGAACACCTAATCCTGCCAAGTTTGTTCCATACGATCAAATTACACAAGAAATGGCAATGCAGTGGGTTTCTGAGCGTATAAGTATAAGTATTGTACAAGATATGATTGCATTGCAGATTGCAGAAATCTCTAAACCGCCTTTGCAGCCTCAAAGCCCGCCCTTCTAAAGGATAACTAACCATGACAACTGGTTTAACGTATAGCACTTATACTCAGCAAATTGCTACGATGGCCGTTGTCCCGCAGAGCGATGCCAACTTTCAAATCATTTTGCCTATGGCTATTTCATATGCAGAACTTCGCATTCAGCGTGATTTGGATTTTTTGTCTTCTCAAATTTACGATAATACAAACTATTCAACATCTTCGATTACAAACATTTTAACTATACCAACATCTGCATTTATTACGTTGCAGACCATACAGGTAACGGCAAACGGCAAAACGTTACCCCTTACTTCAGTTTCCAAGGAATACATTCAAAATGTGTACAACAGCACCGCAAGCGCAGGAGTGCCTACTTTATTCGCTGTTTACGGCGGCGATTCAGCCACGACTGGAAATACAAGCCAGTACATTCTCCTTGGGCCATATCCTGACAACGTGTATCCATTAACACTGACGGGAACTATTCATTCGGCATCTTTGTCCGGAACAAATACAACTACGTTTATATCAACCTATTTGCCCGATCTATTTATCATGGCATCCATGATATATATTTCTGCTTATCAACGCAATTTTGGCAAGCAATCAGATGACCCCCAAATGGCTCAAAGCTATGAGAGCCAATATCAAGCGTTGTTAAAGGGCGCTACGATTGAAGAATACCGTAAGAAATTCCAATCATCTGCATGGGGGTCGCAGTCGCCTTCTCCTATCGCAACGCCACCAAGGGGATAATTTATGCCCCATGCTACATTAAAACTAAAACCGGGCGTTGATGTCATCAAAACCCCCGCATTAAACGAAGCGGCATATTCTTCCACGCAGCTTGCGCGGTTTTTGCCGGATCGTGACAATATGGGGCTTATTCAAAAATTGGGGGGATGGGTCGCGTATTATGGCACAGCCATGTCTTCTGTTGTTAGAGCGTTAAAAGGTTGGAAAGACCTTAACAACCAAGATAACTTGGCTATTGGAACGCAAACTCAATTAGCTGTTTTGACAAACGGAAACTTAAATCCTATTACACCTCAAATAACGTCAACCAATACGTTGCCAAATTTTTCAACAACGGCTGGTTCCGCAACCATTACAGTACAAGATTCTAACTTTACTCCGTCTTCTTTAGATTACGTAAACTACGTTACCCCAGTTTCTGTTGGCGGTATTACTTTGTCTGGTCCGTATGCAATTCAATCCCCAGCCGGTAATACATACATTATAATAGCCAGTTCTCTAGCAACGTCTACTACATTATATTCCGGTTCAGTTTATGCATTTAGCACTACATCTGGCAGCAACCTTGTAAAGTGCACATTTGCTAATCACGGTTTAAGCGCAGGAAGAGAGTTTTACATTGGTGTTGCAACCACCTTGGGTGGGATTGTTTTGTTTGGTTCTTACATCGTTTCCGGCGTTATAGATGCGAATAACTTCAATTTTGCGGCTGGAACAACAGCAAGTTCGACAGCGGGCCCTTTAAACATAAATTCAGGATACGTAAACAGCACGTATTACATTTCAAATGGCCCATCAACTGCTGGAACGGGGTTTGGTGTTGGTGGGTACGGAGCCGGTGGATTTGGTTTGGGAACCGTTCAAACGGGAACATCAGGAACGCCAATCACTGCTACAGATTGGACGTTGGACAACTTTGGTCAAAATTTGATTGCATGTCCTGCGGGAGGCCCAGTTTATTCATATACGCCGGGTGGAGCATTACAACAGGCTCAACTTGTCAGTGGTGATGCACCATTAGTAAATGATGGCATTTTTATTGCCATGCCTGAAAGACAGGTTGTTGCATGGGGATCATCGTTTACCTTGCAACAAGATGCACTTCTTGTCCGTTGGTCGGATGCTGGAGACAGCACCGTGTGGATTGGTACTGCAACTAATCAAGCGGGGTCTTATCGCATTGCTTCCGGAAGTAGGGTTGTGACTTGTTTACAGGGTCCTCAACAGGGTCTTATTTGGACTGATTTGGATTGCTGGGCTATGCAATATATCGGCCCCCCATTGGTTTATGGGTTTAACAAAATTGGTTCTAACTGCGGAGCAATAGGCCGCCATTCTGCTGGTCAACTTAACAATATTGTTTATTGGATGTCCCAAAAGCAATTTTTTGTTTTAACCGGTAATGGTCCTCAAGTTATTCCATGCCCTGTTTGGGATGTGGTTTTTCAAAACATTAATACCGACCAAACAGATAAAGTGCGTTGCGCTGTTAACAGTCAATTCAATGAAATTGCATGGTATTACCCTTCTTTAAATGCATATACAGCTTTAAACGCTGGTAGTAGCTACACAATTCAAAATCTTGGTTCTTTAAATATAACAGCCAACATTACGGCAGGGAGCGCACTTCTTGCCGTTACAGCATTGCCATCATCTGGTGCAATTTTTGCAGGACAAGCTATTACTGGCCCCGGATTGCCATCTGGAACAAAAGTTTTAAGTTTTGGTACTGGATCGGGCGGCGTTGGAACTTACACGTTAAGCACCAATGCAACATCAACCCAAACGGGACAAACATACTCCGTTGTAGCCAACAATTTTGTTGCATATGGTGCGGCATCTAATACCGTTGGACAAGTGTTTACATCGACCAAATCGGTTAGCAGTTTGTTGGGTGGTGGAACTGTTCTTTTTAACGAGAATGATTCGTATGTAAAATACAACATATCTCTACAACAATGGGATTATGGTTCTCTTGGGCGTACTGCATGGATTGATCAATCTGTTCTTGGAACGCCGATTGGTGCTGGAACAGATAATTACTTGTATCAGCATGAGGTTGGCAACAACGCTGCAATAGGCAACGATTCAACAAATGCCATGTTGACAAACGTGCAAACAGGTTATTTCCAGTTAAATGAAGCGGATAACCTTGTATTTGTTGATCAAATTTGGCCTGATATGAAATGGGGAAATTACAACGGTACGCAAAATGCAACCGTTTACATTACGTTTTATGCAACTAATTATCCGGGAGATACGCCAGTGGCATATGGCCCGTATGCTATGACACAATCCACGGAATACATTTCTGTAAGGATTCGGGCAAGACTTATGTCTATTGGCATTTCATCTAATGATTCCGATACATTTTGGCGATTAGGTGCGGTTCGGTATAGATACCAAATAGATGGGCGGTTCTAATGGCTAGTTTAGATGATATTCTTTCAGCGCAAAAAAACGGTGTTGTTGGCATCAATAGCATCGCCCATGCTACTTTAAATTTAGCTGGGTCGGTCAATAGTATGGAAATTTCAACTTCTACTTACCTCAAAACAAATTTGGGTTGGGTAGCAAAAGTTTCCGTTATTGTTGCGGGTTCTACAACAGGAATGATTTATGATGCATCCAGCGTAGCAACAGCAACAACTGGCAATAGACTTTATGTTATTAGCAACGCTGTTGGTATTCAAACGGTTATGATGCCAGTTAATTCTGGCATTGTAATTGTTCCGGGTACTGGAATGATTGTATCTGTATCTTACAGTTAAACAGGACTATCGAAAATTTTGGTTTTAGTGTAATTCTATGGAATTACGGAGGCGGCAATGGTTAAGGCAGTAGACAATGACGGTTATCCAACCCCTCCACAGGGGATGACTGATTTTTATCAAAATCTTTTTGATGCACTTGGGTTTCAAAATCCATACCGTAGCAAAATAGACCCTAACTTGCCAATTCAGGAACAACTGTCTCATTTTTTAAGGAGAAACGGGCCGGTTCATAATGATTTAACGAACCGTGAGTATTTGGCTAAGTATGGTGATACGTCCAGATCGCACGTAGTTCCGACATTTCCTTCACCTAATTATCCAGACCATCCGGGCCACGCACAAACCGGTTATGGTTCTGATACCATTATCCCTAGCGGAGATTACGCTGGCTGGTCTGTTTCTGAAGCAATTAAAGATAATGCGAGACAAACTCCTGTTCCGCGCTCAAACATGCCCAACCGGCCAGACGAGGGCGGGAGCATGGAAAATATTCCATACTATCCACCAAATCGCTCTGTTCCGCCATCATATGCCCCGCCCGAAAACTTTGTTCCTACGCCTTCTTTTATGAAGAGCAGACCGGGAACGTTTCCGCCTTTAGATATGCCATCTAGGACAAACGTTCCTGACGTTTCTTCAACTCGTCAAGAACCAACTGATGCGTTGCAAAGAACGCTTCTTGGATTGGATACGGAGGACGATACGGGCCACGACTCAACAACAAGCTACATGTATGAAACTGATCCTCGTTTTATTCGTGCTGTGGATCGGAAAGCTGGACCTCGCGTTATTCCAAATGCTGCTGTATATCAAGCCACTCCGGGGCCAGTGCAGCCAAAAATAATCCCGCCTAATGCAGATGTGTCAAGAGCAGTTACTGCACCGATTATTCCTTCTGTAGACCAGCATTCGGATCGGGTGGCGGCTACCTCTAACCCATCGCGGCCAACTCGCACCCGTGCAGAGCCTGAGCCCGCATTGCACGATATGAGCGATAACCAGCAAACTCAAAAGGTTGTCTATTATACGCCTCCCGGCACAGGTGATAGGGGTGGCGGTGGACGCATGGAGCGTCTTGGTGTTGGGGCAGATACGTCAAACCTTAATCCTGATTACATTTCTTATGTCGATGAACCCGTAAACATGACCCTAGGTCAACGTCTGATGCGTGGTGCATTTGATCAGCCTGATAAGCAGGAAGGTAATCAAAAGGCTTCTGGCGGCGCTATCGATGCCGCTCATAAAATTGCGCGTGAAAAGGCAACACCATGCCATACGGGTCTTATTAACATGGCTGTAGGCGGTCGCACGGATCACCTACCAATGCATGTGCGTGAGGGCTCGTATGTCCTCCCCGCTGATATTGTCTCAGCATTGGGCGAAGGCAACACGATGGCTGGTTCAAAGGTTGTTGACCACATGTTTGCCGGGCATCCAGCACATAAGGCGGGTGGTGGCTCAACATCAATTACTATTAGCCAAAAACCTAAACTCTTAGACAACACTCGCATTCTTCCGGGTGATATAGAAACTGGTGTTAATGGCGAAGACATTGCTGGTACTGGGTTGATGGGTAATATGTTCGCCAGTGGCCCATTTGGCACTTCGGGTAAAGCGCCTCAGTTTCAACCAATAATGAAGCCAAGCCTTGACGAATATAGCCAAATGAAAAAAATGTTTACCCCAACAGTGCCATCTCTTCAAAGCAAAACCCAAGCTGCAAATGGTGGCCCTATTATGTCTGGCAATCGCCGCCCAGTTCCAATTATTGCGGCTGGAGGAGAATATGTTATCGACCCTGATGATGTGGCTCGTTACGGCGGTGGCGACATCGATAAAGGCCATAATATGTTGGATGATTTTGTTAAGCACGTTCGTAAGCACCTTGTTAAGACCCTTAGCAAGTTACCCGGACCCAGACGCGATTAGAAGCGAGCAAATTCACCATGAAGCTTTTTAGCAAAATCTTTGTAGGCATCAGCAGCCTCTTCAAGAGTTGCGAAGCATCCAATATGGATGTCTTTTTTGCTATGCCTAATTTTTGCAATGAACGGCTTTTGCTTAAGAGATTTTCTGTAAATTACACCCTTGCAGCCAAGTTTGTTTCTAATTTGGGTGTTTGTTTGGTTTTGCCCATTAGCCGCTTCTCGCAAATTGTCAATTCTGTTGTCACTCTTATCGCAGTTGATATGATCAACTTGGTCCGTGGGCCACTTTCCTGTACAATAGAACCAAGCCAATCGGTGAGCAGCGTAATGCTTCCCATTAATCTCAAGGTTAACGTACCCCTTATGATGAAGATACCCCGCCTGTTGACCGACGCGAATTTTTGGTCTTGGTGCGTTCCAAAAGAACAGCCCAGTATCTTTTTCATATCGAAGAATGCGAAGAAGCTCGTCGTGACTAATTTTTTCCATGATGGCAATCTAACACGTTTTGCCGGGTTTGCAAGGGGAAGTTTTTAATGGACTATAATGTTAGGCTTGCTACCGTTGAGGATGCAGACAACATCATGGACCTTCTTGCATTGATGCATGAAGAGAATGGTTTGTTTGAAATGGACTATGTTGCTGTTCGTGACATGGTAACCAACGTACTTAGCGGCAAAAATGGTATTATTGGCGTTATTGATGGTGAAGATGAATTAGAGGCTGCCGTTTGTCTTGTAATTGACAAATTGTGGTATTCTAAGACATTCTGTCTTAACGATGTGTTTAACTTTGTTGCGCCAAAATATCGGCGGTCTACAAGGGCAAAGGCTCTAATTTCTTTTGCTAAAAGTTATTCCGATCAGGTTGGCATCCCGCTTTTGATGGGTATTGTCTCTAACGTTCGGACTGAAGCCAAGATTAAATTGTTGGAACGTCAAATGCGTAAGGCGGGTGCGTTTTTCATTTACAACTACGGTGATGAAAAACCGGATAACCACGTACAGTAAGGATTTAGGTTATGGGTTCATTATGCAGTTCGCTGTTCGGGTCGCAAGCCTCAACTAGCTATCAAGCACCAGAAGAGATCAAATCCGCGATTACGGATATTCTTGGTCGTGCTGCAAAGCAATCTAATGCGCCATATCCTCAATATTCGCCAGCAACAGCTGCGCAGTATCAAAATTATAACGCCGGTCTTCTTGCTCCTCTTTCACCTGATCAAGCGCAAGCTGGTCAGACGATTTCTGGTCTGCAAGGTGGAACACAGCCAATGTTTCAACAGGCCGCACAAATGGTTAACAATGCTGCAAGCCCATTACAAATGCAGCAGTTTAACCAACAAAATGTCAACAGGTACATGAACCCGTACTTAAATGATGTAGTTAACTCTGCTGTTTCAAACATTAACCAAACTAACGCTCAACAGCAGCAACAAGTGTTGGGCAATGCTATTCAAAAAGGTGCTTTTGGTGGTGACCGCGCTGGTATCGCCCAAGCAGAACTTGCTCGTCAGCAGAATCTTTCAAACAACGCAACAATTTCAAATCTTCTTAATCAGGGCTATACACAGGCTCAGGGGCAATTTAATAATCAGCAACAGACCGATCTTGCAACTCAATTGCAAAATAGAAACTTGCAGTCAACTAATGCCATAAATCTTGCTAACTTTGCAACACAAGGTCAACAAGCTGCCTTGCAACAAGCACAGGCTCAATATGGTTACGGTACTGCGGAACAGCAACAGCGTCAGGCCCAGCTATCAACTGCTTATCAGCAGTATATGAACCAACAGGCATTTCCATATCAGCAACTCAGCTACTACGCTGGTCTTGCTTCCGGTGCTGCGCCAGCATTGGGTGGGACAACGACTGGTTATTCACCAACATATAGCCCATATAATGCGTTACAAAGTGTTGGTACGCTTGGAACAATTATTGGTGGCGGTGGTGGCACTGGGGGGTTGTTTGGAACCGCTTCTAATGCCGCATCAGCGCTTGCACCTTTTGCTTTATTTAACACAGGAGGTCGCGTTGGTTATGCAACTGGGGGGTCACCGACATCTTCAAGTATCGTAGATGCTTATACCAAGTACCAACAATTAGTCGCAAGCCATGCACCCAAGCCAATTCTTGATCAGGCGTATCAAGATTATCAAAAAGCGTTTTATGGGGCCACCGCCCCATATGATGACGCAACTGTTGCGGCTGTCAAGCCAGCGCCCACAACCACGTCAACAACTACAACCACGCCAACGGATACCAATCGTGATGGGGGTGGGAATGCACGGGAAAATGCAGGAAATGGTTTTGTTGATAGTTCAAGTGGGGTTAAGGGAATCCCCGGCTTAACTGCGAGTGGAGGCATTGGTCCAGCGGGGTATAGCCTTGGTCTTGCGGAAGCTGGGAAAAAAGCGCCAGAAGGTTTAATGTCTCAACTCAAAGGCGGCACTGATCCTGTAACCGGCGTACAAACTGGAATTATGGGTGCCTTTGATGCGTTGGCTCATGGCAATAGTGCCGGGACAATTAATCAAGTTGGCATGAGAACCAATATGGTTGCCGACCCAAGCCAAGGTGGCCGGGGAATGCCGAATACTACAAGCGGTATGACTGCACAGGAATTTGCGGATAAATTCAATCTTGATTTAAGCCAAGTTAGAGCCGGGATTGTTAACGGACAAGTTGAATTTTTTAAAGATACCCCAATTGGAAATTTCCTTCACGGCTCTTCAGTTCCAGCAATTAATCTAGACAAAAGCCTCCTTGGCAAACCAACTTCAACAGAAGATACTTCAATAGAAAGTGCTGATCTTTCTGCGAAAAAATCCCCAGAAGCTATTTCTTCTTATTCCCCGACAGGCGTTGTTGGAAGTAATAAAACTGGTTTTTCGGACGCTTACAATAAAGCTGCATTTGACGCAGAACAACAAGGCAAACTTTCTCCCGGAACAATAGCGGGTATTGTTGCTGGTGAAAGTAGTTATAATCCTAATGCTAAAAATGGTAAATCTTTAGGTCTTGGTCAATTTCAACCCGGAACTGCTGCTGCTTATGATGTTGATCCAACTGATCCAACTTCTTCTATTGCTGGAATAGGTAAATATGCTGGTGATCTTAAAGCTGGGTTATCAAACCCTCAAGGACTAGGTATAGATGCTCCAACAAAAGGTATGATTGGTGCTGCCTATAATCAAGGTCTTCAAGGTTTTGAAAAAATTGCTCGTGCAGATGAAAATTCTCTTGCACGAGATGTTGTTAAAAACTTTGCAAATAATAAATTTGGTGTTTCAGATGATGCAACTGTTGCAGATTGGAAAAATGCTGCCTATGCTGCATATGAAAAAAATGCAATTGCACCAAAGAATCCCGGAGATTATGCAAATCCGGGAAACACCCCAACAGGCGTAGTTAATAGAAATGACCCAACAACCATTGGAAATGGTCAAGGCAATATTTCCGGCATAACTAACCCCGCCGACCCAACCACTATTGGGAATGGTCAAGGCAATATTACTGGTGTTGGTCCTGACACATCACAAAATTCAGATAAAGCTATAGCTGAACAAGACGCTAAGGAGCAAGCTGCCCGCGATCAAGCAAAAGCTGAAGCTGATACTCAAGTTGGTGATGCCAGAACAAGTGACCCTAGTGCCGCTGAAAAGCGTGGTGGCCGTATCCATCCGCATCACTACGCTGCCGGTGGTTATGCGCCTATTAACATGATGTATGGAATGCCAACATCTGAGGATATTTCTCAAATAGCAACAGATGAGGCTGGTTCTGGTGCGGGTGTGCTTTCTCCTCAACTTGCGGCTCTTGCTGCAAATGGCGTTATTCCAAGTGCAAAGGGTGGTCGTATTGGTTATGGTGATCCTCAACCCGGCGGAGCGGTTGTTGCACAAGATGATACTAACCCTGTTGATCAAACCGGGTTGCATTGGTGGGATGCCGGTTACGATCCAACTAAGCATCCAGAAGTGGCGGAAAGATTAAACAAAAACGCACAAAAAGATGCTGACATTGCAAAGATGCCCGTATATCAACGTGTTATAGGGGAGGGGGTAAAATCAGTTGCAGACTTATTGAGTAGTGGCGCAAGTGGCGCTCAATCAGTTATTGATTATATAAACAGTCCATCTGGTAAAGTAGACCCATCTACTGTTACTCCGAAAAAAACTGTAAAAACAGACGTTCCTGCTGCAAAACCAATTCCGGGTTCTGGAAAACCATCAACTTATGTTCCTGATTGGGCAAAAGAAGGGTATGACCCTGAGGCTGCTGGCAAGGCACAAACTTTAACGCAACCTATCATTCCTAAAAATGATGTTTATGATAGCGCCGAAAGTGCAATGCCGTCCAAAATACCTAGTGCTAAGGTTGGTTATGTCGCTGACGATGGGTTGGATCAAGTTAGCGCAGAAAAACCGTCCGTTAACAATCAGCCGGTTGCCCCAAGAGTTTCGCCTACTCGCGATGTCGCTCCGGGTATCAAGCAATGGTATAACGCCCCCGCTCCCGTTGATCGTGATTATATGGCAAGACTTGCATTCTTTGGCGCGGGCTCTCGTCCGGGGGCAACCCTTGGTGATTCTGTTTCTGCATATCAAGATGCCTTACTTGCTAACCAAGGACAAGAACGCAGTACGATGCGCAATGAAGCGGATTCGGCTCATGTCCGCGCACAGGCTGGGTATACTGGCGCTCAAGAAGCAAACGAACATCTCAAACAATATGGCCTTGGCTATGCACTTGTTCAGGGAACCGGAGGTCCGGGGAACGAGATTGAAATGACACTTCTCCCTACCCTTGAAGAAGGTCAAACCATTAGTGGCCAAGGAGCCCTTCAAAATGGCAAGCCACTCCAAATGGGGACAAATGTTGTTGCAACTGGTAAGAATGCCTACAATGGTCAAACTTATGGTCTTGAAACTGATAAAACAGGTTCAAACCAAGATATTCATAATCAAATTGTCCAATTAGGGGCTGCGGCTAAAAAGAATAATATGCCAGTTGATCGTGCTTCAGCAGTTGAAAATCAAAAAAACATGAACACGATAGTTTCAAACCTAAATGAACAGGCTGATGTAGCAAATCAGCAGTTAACTGCTAATAATGAAATTACAAAAGCAATCCATAGCTATTCACACTTGGGTCCAAGGTCGCCGGGTTTTGCAGGGCAAACAAAAGCACAAGTTATAAATGCGATGACGTCAAGTGCTAATACTTTGTTTGGTATTGATTTGGGTCTTAATCAGTACTCAAGCGATCAAGACATCATTAACAAGATGCGTATCGTAGCGGCAAATACTGGGTCAGATAGCCGTGCAGCTAAGTGGATTGAGCAATATGCTAACGCGCTTCCGGGTGTTGGTTTAAATGCTGACGCGATCAAAACACTTGTTTCCAATATGTATGTGGACCGGTTCCGTAAAAACAATTTGGCTCAATTTGCTGATGCATACAACACAGCGTCTGCTGGTCAAGCTAGAGATATTGGGACGGCATTTACGCGCATAACTGGAAATGAACCACAAAAATATACAGACCTTCAAAACGCTATTGTTAAGCTGCTTAAAACACATCAACCAGAAGTTGATCCAGAAACCGGCAAGCCTAAAGTTGACCCAAAAACCGGTAAGCCTACTGGTGAATGGCAAATGAATCCACGCACTCAACACTACGAAACTCCAATCTCGTCGTTCTTGCAGGGCGATATGACTGCTGAAGAGTTTAATAAAGAAGCGTACAAACATACTGGCATCAAAAATATGGCTGCTGTATTTGGAGGCGGGAAATAATGGCTAAACAATCTCTTGTTGGGTCTTTTGTACCAGATGATGCATTAACCTCTGACGCAAGTTCAGGGTCAGGAGCATCGTTTTCTCAACCCCAAAATAGAAGTTTAGTTGGATCGTTTATCCAAGATGAAGATTCTATTCCTTCAGAAAAAACAACGCCAAAAGCTAAACAATATAAAGATACCACCGCAGCAGATATAGCAAAAAGCGCCGGTTCTGGTGTTGAGTTGGGCGTAGCACAGTTAGCGGGTCTTCCCGGAGATATAGGGCGTGCTGTTCGGTACTTAGGCGAAGACGGTAAATATTACGTAGACAAAGCAAGAGAACATTACGGTTATGCTGAACCCGGAACTGCTGAAAAGAATTGGAAAGATGTAGAAGCCGCTCGCGAATCACCTGACCGTGATTACGTAGGCTATGTTCCAACCAGCGAAGCGTTAACTAAGTTAGCCAAGAAATACGTTCCCGGAGCAGATTACGAGCCGGAGAGCCGTGGCGGTGCATATGCTCATACCATAGGCGAAGTAGTCCCTGCATTTTTTGGCGGGGAAGGTTCATTGGTTAAAAAGTTAGGTACTGCTGCAATTGCTGGCGGCGCATCTGAAGCTGCCGGTCAGGCGACTGAGGGAACACCCTACGAGGGCGTTGCTCGTCTTGGGGGCATGTTGGCGGCCCCGGCTGCTGCCAGCAAGCTGTCGCGTCCATTAGGAGCCGCTGGATCGTTTCTGGGTATTGGAGATGAAACGCTTGGGGCTGTTGGGTTAACTTCAGACACTCAAGCTGCGTACAATAAAATTGTAGCTGAAGGCCAACGTTTAAAAAGCATTGGGGCGTTACGTGGTCTTTCCGATCAAGACATCAAAACTGTATTAGAAAATGAACGTGCTAACGGCGTTGCCCCGCAAGATTCGGTTATTCATTCGTGGTCTGCAATTTCTGACTCCCCTACTGATGTTGTTAATAGATTTGTTAAAAATTCATTATCTAATCGAAGAGTGCGCAATGGCGTTGAAGATATGTATGCCAATGCAGAACGTGCCGCTGATCAGGCAGATGTTGCTGCATCCGGCATGTTTCAAGACATGCACAACGAATCGGCCATCAACGCTATAAACGCGCAACGCCGCGCTCATGGCATTAACGATGATATTGTAGAAGCCCCAACAGCAGATCGGCTTCGTGCAACAGCTGATGAAGTTCGTAAGGGTGCTTGGGAACGTGAAGTTCAACCAATTTTTGATAGCCACCCAAGTGTGGACAGCAGTACTTTATCAAGTATGCTCCCATTGGTTGAGCCTAAAATAGTTGAACAGGTTAAAAGAAATTATAATGTTATTCGTCAAACTCGTGGCCAACAGCCATTTGAGTTTTTAACGCAACGCAATGATGGTCAATATACCACCTCTGGGCAGGGTGCTGCGGCATACTCTACTCCGTTTTATCAAAACCTTGCCCGTAAGGCTGGCGAATCAGATGGTGTGCCAAAGGGCGCTCCATTAGAATTTTGGGATATGCTTTCCAATGAATTGCAAGCCTCGCAAAACAAGGCGCACAATGTTGTTGGTTCACAAATAAAAGAAGGCATTGAGCAGTATTTCACTTCCAAGAAGCTGCCCAATCAATTGCAGGAAGCAAAGCAATCTTTCCGAAATATTCGGGGAGAGGGCAACGCTCTTGACGCTGGTATGCAGTTTGTCAATCAAGGGGCATATCAAACAAACCCGGCAAAAAGGGCGGCTTTCTTAAATCGCTGGGAAAAAATGAACGATGTTGAGAAGGGTCTTTATCAAACTGGTGTTATGCAGCAAGCATTCTCTACAATTGCCCAAGGGGCAAGGGGAACGATTAATTGGGACGGAGTACTGCAAAACAGAAACAACCGCCAACTTCTTGAAAGCATTTTAAACTTCAGGCCAGAAGGCGCTCCCACTCAAGTTGGTCCAACAAATTTTGATAAATTCAACAGTGCGCTTCGTGTTGCAAAAGCATTTAAACGAGAAAATGCCAGCAACGTGTTAGCAAATGCGCCAGAATCAAGGGGGTTCTTGTCACGACTATTGGGTGTTGGTGAAAATAGTTTAGTTGATGTTGCAGTTAAATCTTTGTATCGTGGCGCGTATAGCCCCGGCGCTGGTTATATTACTGCATTAACAGGCGGGTTTGGTTATATTCGTCAAGTTTTAGCAGACCGCCAAGCTATGCGCATGATGGAGATGTTTAATAGCAAAGACCCTAATCTTGCTATTAAGTTGGCTCGCGACATCGCATCATCAAAGGAAGCCCAAACAAGTTGGCAAAAAGTTGAATCGCTTCTTGATTTTACAAACAAGGCAACAATTAACTTCTACCGCCGTGCAGCCATTGCGGCAAACAATCAACAGCCACAGCCAGCCCAACATGCTTCTGGTGGGCGAATTGAATACGGGGAGGGTGGCCTCATACCTCATGGCGACCCCCGGCGTGAGGAGAATTTAGCTAATTGGCACTCTGGCTCTCACCAGCTTACGAAAGAACCGGATAGCACTCCAAAACAATATTATACAGGGACATCAAAAGACCAGCCTTTTGAAAATAAGAAAGGCGGGTTTAAAGTTGGCCGTCATGGCGCTTGGTTTACAAGTGATCCCAAAGATGCATCCATGTATGCAGAAACCAATGACAGCCAAGGTTATAAACACGATGGCTGGAAATTAACACGAACCAATACAGCAAGTCGTGTTATCCCAACTCACATTCGTGCGGTAAACCCGTATACTGGTCCACGTCCAGAATATAAGGGTGAAAATTACAAGAAACATCAATCCGACTGGTTCGATACCCTCCGTCAAAAAGGCCACGATGCATGGATACCTGAAGAGCATGGTGGGAACCTCGCTGTGGTGCTTGGTCATGGATCTCAAATCAAATCGTCTTTAGGAAATAAGGGAACTTTCAATCCTAATAGTACTGACATTCGTGAAAAACGTGGTGGCTTCGTGCATCGCCCTCAGCGTTCTACTGGCGGGCGTATTCCAGAGGTAGATAAACTTTTTAAGCAAGCGAAAAAGGCACTTGATGACGGCACGAAGCCAATGCTGAACATGCCAGATGATGCTATAGTTCACGCTCTCAGGATAGCACAAGGGCGGGTATAATGGACCCAATTACACTGATTGCTGGCGCAACGGCTTTATATAATACGATTAAGTCTGCCGTTGATGCGGGTCAGGACGTAATGGAGACTGCCGACAAGGTAGGTGGGTTGTTTGCTAAGGTTGCTCAAATCGTCCAATTAACTTCTGAGCCACGCAAAAAGAAACTATTCCAATCTCAAGCCGACTTTGAAGCTGAAGCCGTTAAGATTTATACCACTAAAGCCAAAGCCCAGCAGATGGCTGCTGATGTCAAGAATATGTTCGTGAGCCAATACGGCATGGCGGCTTGGACGGCAATTCAGAAAGAAGTAACTGAGATGCGGAAAGAAGCGGCTAGGGAAGCCGCAGCAGCCATGAAACAGCAAAAAGAAACACAGGATGATCTAATTATGATAAGCAGCATCATTGGATTTTTGGTAGTTGGTATTGGTATAATCGGTATAATTCTTATGATAACGGTGAAGTAAAATGGACCTTCTTAAAACTTTTGGCCCCTTGTTGGGATCAGTTGCTCCTACCATTGCTACAGCCCTAGGCGGCCCTGTCGCGGGTATAGCTGTGAAAGCCCTCTCTGGGGCTTTGTTTGGCCATCAGGACGGCAGCGACGAAGATATTCAGGCTGCTCTCGCCAATCCTACGGGCGACCAATTGGCTGCGCTTAAAAAGATTGATGCTGATTTCAAAACTCAAATGAAGTCTTTGGACATTGATCTAGAGCGTATTGCAGCAGACGACCGCGCTTCCGCTCGCAGCATGGCAATTGCTACGCACGATTGGACCCCTCGCGCTATTGCATTTATCGTTGTAGCGGCTTGGGTATTCATCCAATGGCATTTGTTTAATGGTACAGTTCCAGACAATATGAAGGAACTTATCTCTCGTATGCTTGGAACGCTTGATGCGGCATTGACCTTGGTCCTGTCGTATTATTTTGGTGCTTCACATCAACACTCCCCCTCTCCAAAGGAATAAACCGTGAAAGATAATTGGGAACAGTGCTTTGCCCTCATTTTAAAAGAAGAGGGTGGGTTCGTCGATGACCCTCGCGATCCCGGCGGGGCAACTAATCTAGGTTGCACAAAGGCGGCATGGGAAGCCTATGTAGGCCATGAAGTGACTAAAAACGACATCAAGGCTTTAACGCCCAAAGACGTAATGCCGCTATACAAAAGCAAATATTGGGATAAAATCAAGGGAGATGAACTTCCCTCCGGTGTAGACTATGCAGTCTTTGATTTTGCCATCAATTCGGGGCCGTCCAGAGCCGCAAAAACCCTTCAGTCGGTTGTCGGTGTGGCAACGGATGGGTCCATCGGTCCCGCCACGCTTGCTGCTCTTGAAACGTCTAACATACGTGACATTGCTACGCGAATCTGCGAAGAACGTTTAGCATTCTTGCAGGGATTGCCCACTTGGGGTACGTTTGGAAAAGGTTGGGGCGCAAGAGTTTCTAGGGTTGAAAACATTGCATTTCGTATGGTAGGGTAAACACCTCACCCGGAATGGTCCGGGCGGGTGTTTTCCTAGACTTAAAAAGAGGGCTTGGTTTTCGAGTCCTCTTCTTTTTTTTCTCCAATCGTGATGACATATTCGCAATTGCTGACTACAGGCAAATTGCGTCCAGACTTTTTGTACATTCTGGAACTGTCAAGCCATCCAAGGTCACGCAATCCGTTAAGGGTGCGCACCGTGGTTCCAATAGACATATGACTCAGACTGGCTATCTCTTCAATCGTAGCGGTAAACTGTTTGCGTCTATACGTTTCCAAAATACGGAGCATAAGAATTTGCTCCCTTGGTTTAGCATTTACGGTCCAGATCACCATTTGTTGAGGCGTTAGGGGCTGTGACATCTTTGACTGTACCATACATTACATTAGGTATTTTAGGGCGGTTAAAACTTGGATTGGTTTGAGCTCTAATTTGAGTGTTGGGCCAAGTCCAAATTTCTCCCGTATTCTCCTGTACGCAAACCCACATTAAGTGATGTTCCTCACCGTAGTCGATGAGGAAGTGAGCCAATGCTGGTCCTTTCGGAGTCAGCAAAGGCATTGTTGGATTGAGTTGAACAATCAATGTGATTTTTCCTTACCGACCGTTAGGATATGCTTCAAGTATTCTTGAGTTATCCCTTTGATCTTTTTGAATGTCATATCCAAAGTATTGTCCTCCAAGACTTCGCGGTTCATCATGCAGACAATCAGCATCAAAGCCACGCTGTGAACAATAATAACATCTGACATGTCCGAAAAATCTGGATCGTTCTTTTTCATTTCCTCTGCCGACTGGTTGACAAACATTGATAATTTGTCCGCCAAAGGAAAAGCATGGTCAAAGATATTATCCAAAGGGTTGTCTTTAAGATTTGGATCAAAATCATCCGGTAGAATTAGTGCCATCGTCGTACCTCCTTACTACAGTTCCATCCATCTTCCGCTTCAACGGAGATTTTTTACCAAAAGGTAACGGCGACCTTGAAGTGTGACCACCAAGGTGACGCGCCTCGCGCCGTTTAGCCTTTGCAATTTGACCCACATCAATAGTCGTTTTGTCTCTATGGCATTTGATGTGCGCTGGAGCCCAATTGCTTTCGTTATCTTCACCGCCCATCGCAAAAGGAATAATATGCTCAAGTTCCCAACTTTCGCCAATTCCAATTTTACCTCCACATATGTGACAGATGCCTCCATGTTTTTGAAAGAGGATTATCCGCTGTGTCGTTGAAAGTCTTTTGCGCTTTGCCATGATTTAGAAGGGTAGATCGTCATCTAAATCGCTAGAAAACGACTGCTTAGGCTTCTCTGTTGGGGTAAAAGTCTTTTTGGGTGTGAACCCAATGCCGGGTTTTGGTTTGGCTTCATCGCCCACCTTACCGGAAAGAAATGTGTCACCAGACTTTGTGGTTCTGTTCCACAACGCGACCTCATGGTCCACGCCATCGATGTTAACAGTCCCCCTCCAATCGGGTTGTTTTTCGTTCTTTTTCGTTCCCGCTTTAAACAACGAGATATCACCGGGTTTACTTTCCCATGCCATTTTCTTCACTCCTTAGTTCGTTAATACTGATACCGACCATTTTTTGTACTTCAAACAATAGTTCATCTATTGTTATTCCGGGAATAACTTCTTCAACAATCAAATCCAAAGCGGCGTTGAGAAACTTCCCAAATTCATCCTGTCCCATTGCGTTAAAGCTAGTAGACTTTGCAACCCACCAAACCTTATCATTATGAAACCGAACCTCTTCTACATACCCAAGGCGGACCTTTATCCATAACAGTAACTGTTCTGGTTTTTGATACGTCTCATGGTTTTCGCATACTTTGTGCAGCAGCCCCCAAAAGAACCTGTGCTGCCGACTACTTCTCGTCCGCGCTATCGTAATGGATAAATCCTTGTTCTCAGGAAACTCCATCAACGCTTCTTCGTCTATGAGGGAGCAGGGTTCTAGCTTGCTCCCCCTTCGACGCGCATAGATTGTATCAGCCATTCGCTTTCAACTCATCCCGATAGGATTTGTATTCAGCTTCCAGTTCCTTGCGGTGTGCAGGGAGAAGGATGGCGATCTGCTCTTTGTGTTCACCCGCCCAATCGGAGAGGGCTTCTACCGTCTTGCAGAACTTCATAGCGCCCCTGATAACGCCCAACAGCTTGGTACTATCGTCTGGGCTTACACCCGGCTCCATTTGCTTTGTAACGGCCTTGGTGGCCTTTACAGGCGTTGGTGTTGCGGACTGTGCGGCGTTGCCATCGTCATCGTCCTCACCGGCTACGCCAACCATGCTGAACAGGGCGTAGCGGCGAGCGTAGGTCATGCCTGAACCCATTTCCTGTGGCTTACCAAAACCACC